TGAAATGCCCACACTGCGGGACCGAGTTTGAGGATACGGAATACAACCGGCGGCAGTGGGCGAAGTGTAAGCCGGTGTGGGACGAAGGGCGCTACATGCCAGAGCGGATGACGTTGAGGGCAACCTTCATGACCGTCTGGCGCTATCGGTGGTCGGACATCGTGAAGGAATGGATCGTCGCCAACGAGGAGAAGAAGAACGGGCAGCTCGAGAAGCTGGAGCAGGTCATTACCCAGCGTTTCGCGTCGTTCTGGTCGCCGCCGTCTGACACGCCCAGGCTAACCGACACTGGCGATCCGTATTCCAAGAACGAGTTCCATGAAGGCGCGAAATGGGACTTGGAAGACTTCCGGTTCATGACCGTTGACAACCAAAAGGGCCACCGATGGGTCGGGATTCGCGCTTGGAAGATCGGCGGGCAATCACGGCTACTTTGGGAAGGCCGCGTTGAGACATGGGACAACGTGCGATACCTGCAAGAGCGTTTCGGCGTCGAGAACCGATGCGTCTTCGTGGACTGCGGATACCAGCAGGAGGAAGTTGCCAACGAGGCGATGAGATCCGCCACGCCCAACGACCCGAAGCCGTGGAACCTGACAAAAGGCGCGGACGTTGACGGCTACATAAAGCGTTACGGCGAAAAGAAGTATCGCCGGATCTTCGGGGACTACATCAATTGCATTTCGTCCGCTGGTCAGGCTTACCAGATCATTCCGTTTTCCAACCTGCTGGCGAAAGATCGACTTACGGCGTTGATGGGTAGCGGCAGCTTCGGAGTGCCTGTGGATGCGTCCAAGAACTACCACGCGCAGATGCAGAACGAGCAAAAGCGCGAGGTGAAACCGGGCTTGTGGCGATGGGAACTCGTTAAGCAGCACGCACCGAATCATTTATTCGATGTCGAGGTGATCGGAGTGGTCGCCGCGTGCATCTTCAAGGTTCTCGTCGCGATGGAAGAGGTAAAGTGACCTGTCAAAATTGACACGCCCGCCAAGTAATGGCCGGGAGCGCGTTACAGGCAGCACAAGACCTTTACGACTACGCACGAGGGGACGCTCTTCGGATTGCGGAGATCGAAACCGCGCTTTCGTCGGCAGTTTCGTCTGGTCTTTTGACAAAGGGCGGGACCGACAACGTGACGAGCGCGAGCAAGAACAACGTCTCAATGCAAAAGACCGTCGGACTGCCGGAACAGCACCGGATCACGGCAATGCGGATGGCGCTGACCGGGCTTTCGGCAAACACGCGACCGAGCAATCGAACTTATCCCCGATACTAAATGGCCATCGTCGATCAATTCGGAAGCCCCTTTTCCAACCCCTACGGCAACCACGCCGCACGGGGCGCGTCTCGTTACAATGGAATGCGCCCATGGGAGCCGGTGAGGCTGCACGACATTGGTAAACTGGTTCCCGCGCAGGATCGGCAAACGCTCGTCTCGGCATCTCGCCGCCTTTACCTCAACCAGCCGATTCTATCCGGCGCGGTCGAACAGAAGTCGATGTATTCCATTGGTAAGGCGTGGATGCCTAAGTTCACCGGGCAAGACAAGGCTTTCGGTGATGCCGCGACTGCATGGTTGAGTGAGATTTTCTACCCGCTTTGCGACCTTCGCGGGCCGGTTTTCGACTTCAAAACTGAGCTTTATTTGCTTTCCGATGCCATCGACCGCGACGGCGAAGCGTTTGTCGCGCTGACCGAAACCAAGGAAGGCTTTCCGCGCATCCAGCACATCCCTTGTCATCGCGTCGGCAATCCTGTTGGAATGCAGGACGGGCCGATTGAGAGAGGGCTTTACCGCAACGCTAGACTCACTGACGGCATCGCTTACAACCGTGTCGGGACACCGATTGCGTTCGCTTACCTCGACGAAGCGGAAGAGCTGATTCAGTGGGTTTCCCTTCGTGACGCCATCCACATTTACGACCCGGCATGGCAAGAGCAAGGACGCGGACTTCCGGCTTTCACCGCATCCTTGAACATGCTCCGGGACGCGATGCAGTCGCACGACCTTGAAACCATGGCGCAAGCGATGCTCTCTGGCCGCGTCTTTATCGAGTGGAACGAAACCGGCGCGCCCGACACCGGAGATCCGGCTTTCGCGTTGACCGGATCGGTTAGCGGTGGCGGGCAAAACCCTGGCGTCCAAGTTGAGAACATCAACGGGCCGATGAACACTTACTATCGCGCCAACAGCGGCAGTAAGCTGGAGACGTTCCATAATCCACGACCGGGCGAGGCGTGGGAGAACTTCCAAGACCGGATTATTCGGGGCGCTCTCGCGGGCGTGAACTGGCCATACGCGATGGTATGGAAAGCCAGCGGGCAAGGCACCGCCGAACGCCACGAAATCGCCAAGGCTCAGCGCGCAATTGAGGATCGGCAATCGCTTTTGATGCGCCCCGCTCTCGCAATTGTTTCATGGGCGGTTGCCAAGGCTCAAAAGCTTGGAGTCCTGCCGCAATCGCCGGAATGGTATAAATGGAGCTTCACGATGCCGCGCAAGCTGACCATCGACGATGGTCGGATGTCGAAAGAGCAAATCGAAGGGTGGCGGGCCGGATACGTCAACCATGAGGACATCCTCGGCGACTACGGCAAGACACTTGAAGAGCATTACGACGCTCGCGCCCGCGAAATCTACCTGCGCAAGAAGGCAGCGGAAAAATGGAGCATCGACGGCGTCGAAATCGAGGACCGCGAAATGTCCATGCTGACACCTAACGAACAAAGCTCGGACCAAATGGAGGCATCCGGCAAAAAACCAACCACTCAAGACGATGGAAATTCTGACGATTGAAAACAAGGCGGGCAAGGTCCGCTTGAACGAGTCCGTGAATCCCGACTCAATGACCCGGCTGATCGACGAGATCGGACTGGTATTCGGAGCGAAGGCAGCGGCAAACGGTGCGGATTTCGGGGAAATCACCAACTGCATCGAGAATGCCGCCGATACGCTGGACCTCGAAATCCACAGTCCCGGCGGAAGCGTGCTGGATGGATATAAGCTCTACCACGCTCTTCTTGAGCTTCGCGGGCGCGGGGTTTTTGTCACCGCTACGATCAACAGCTTGGCCGCAAGCATGGCATCCGTCATCGCGATGGGCGCGGACAAGATCCGCATGGTTAGGGGCGGGCGCATGATGATCCACGAAGCCAGTAACGTCGTCGCGGGTAACGCCGAGGACATGGCGCGGGCTGCAAAGCTACTCGACGAGATCAGTGGCGAGATTGCCGACATTTACGCAGGCAAGACCGGCGGAGACTCTGAAGAAATCCGCGACATGATGAAGAAGGAGACTTGGATGGGAGCCGATGAGGCAAAGTCCAAGAACTTCATCGACGAAATCGTCGACGGCAAATTTGACACGGCAAAGAAGGGCAAGAGCATGAATATTCTCGACCGCCTCACTTCTCCCGCCAGCGCCGAAGCATTGGCGGAAATCGACACCTTGAAAGCCGAGGTTTCCAACCGCGAAAGCGAAGTTGCCGAACTCTCCAACAAGGTCAGCGTTGCCGAGGCCGCTTTGCAAGAAGCCGCTACCGCCACTGCCGAACTTCGCAACAGCCTAGCGACCGTAAACGCCCGCGTCACCGAGCTTGAGGCTATTGCCGCCCGCGTTCCTGAACTGGAGGCAGCCGCGCAGGTGACGGTCGAAAAGATCGGCAACCAAGCCGCGCAACTTGCAGCTTCCATCGGACTCACTGAGCCGCTGCCTGATGCCAATTCCGGCGAATCGAAATCAATCCTCGCCCAGTTCAACGAACTGCAAGGCGAAGATGCCACCCGTTTTTACAAGGCGAACCGCAAGGAAATCATCGCCGCTCAGCTCAACTCCTAATCACACAATTCTATGGCTACCACGTTTGTCGATAAGATCTACACTCAGGAAGTGCTTCGTGCCTTCACCGCTGGCCTTGCGCCACTCTCCGCGTTCACCCGCAGCTTCTCTTCCGAAGCCCGACGCAAGGGTGACGCTATCATCATTCCCCGCGTTTCCGCTCTCAGCACCACCACCTTCGCCTATGCGAACAACAGTGGATCGCCTTACGAAACCGAAGGCGGTGAAATCGTCGCGATCACCGTCAACCTGGATCAACACCAGATTGTTGGCGTTGACCTGACGGACATTCAGTATGCCACCGCTGGCAGTGCCGATATCATGAACTTCGCGCAGAATCAGGGACGCGCCTTGGCTCGTAAGTGCATGGGCAACCTGTTCAATGCCCTGACCGTCGCCGCTTTCGGATCTCCAGCCGCCACCGCCGTCACCATCGGCGCAACCGGGTTGAAGCAAATCCGGGACGCTCGCAAGACGCTGGTTGGTCGCCAAGTCCCAATGGATCAGGTTTCGCTGGTTGGAAACGCTGACCTCTACCACGCACTCCTCGGCGACACGAACATCTCGCAGTCGTTCCAATACGGCGGATCGGAAGCAGTTCGCGAAGGTCGCATTCCTCGCCTTCTGGGAATGGATGTTTACGAAACGAACCTGACCACCATCGGCGCTTCGCTTTCGATCATCGGATTCCTCGCCCACCCGGACGCGGTTGCCTGCGCGGTTCGTAACCTCCAGCCGCAGGATTCCGGCGATAGCTACCTTGCCGTGGATACCGTCACCGATCCAGAAACCGGCCTTGGGTTTACCTATCGCCGCCACTTCAACCCAGGTAAGGGTCGCCACTTCGCTTCCATCGAGTGCCTCTTTGGATTCGCCGCCGCGCTCACCTTGGGTATCGGACTCATCGCCCGGACCGACTGATTTCCCGTTGCTGCTTAGTGTTGTTCATGGCAAAACCCGCTCCCTCACCCGGAGCGGGTTTTCGCTTGCCGGGGATATGACCATGTGGCTATAAAACGACCAACAAGAAATGAAGAAAACAAAATTGTCTTTGTCGGTGATTACCGGCAACTGCGAGGCGGATGTGGAGCGGTTCTTGGATGTGTTTCAGCCGCACTTCGACGAGATCGTGATGGTCCGCGCAATCGGGAATCAGCAACCAGACAGAACGATTGAGATTGCGGAGGCTCGCGGGTGCAAAACAGGGGAATATTTGAACAACACCGTAGCGCGTGGACTTTCCGACGACGAACTAAAGCGAGCGAGCAATGCCGCAAAATGGCCCCACGTTGACGACTTCGCCGCCGCCCGCAACAAATCCGCAGAGCTTTGCACTGGCGACTGGGTGATGTGGGCGGATATGGACGATACCGCCGAGGGACTGGAGAACCTGCGCGGGATCATCGACAAGCTAGACCCCGCCATTGACGTTCTGCGCTGTCCATACGTCGTCGGAGAGCAAGGCGTGGTCGCGAACTACCGAGAGCGCGTCTGGAGGCGTGGAAGCCCGCATAAATGGGCAAACTCGATCCATGAGAACCTGATGCGGACGGACGGCAAAGATGCCAAGCAAGCGCAGACCGACCGCGTGCGACTCGTCCACATTCCAAGGCATGACCGGGAATGTTCCAAGGACCGCAACCTGCGAATCCTTGAGTCGATCCCAGAGGAAAAGCGCACGCACTCGCACACGTTCTACCTGATGAACGAATACGCGAGGATTAAGGACGCGAAGGCAGTCGAGCTTGCCAAGTCTTTCCTCGCTCATCCTGAAGGCGGAGGCCCAGAGCGATACGAGACGTTCATGATGCTCGCCGCGATGGCGGAAGAACTACCAGACAAGGCGGCAATTTACGCGCAGGCATTCAACGAAGATCCGAGCCGCGCAGAAGCTCTCTACGAACTCACGGCGCTTTCGATGTCGTTTGATGAACCAGAGCGGGCGCTTGCTTACGCTCGCCACATGATGACCTGCGAATGGCCCGACAAGCCATCATGGAACCACCGGAAGATGTTCTACGAGTTCTTCCGTGAAGACCTTTATTTACAGGCTCTCCGCATCAACGGGCGATCAATGGAATCCGACACCCGGCGCGGCAACACGCTGGCGACATCTGGCAAGACGACCATTTCCCTGCTCCACGCCACGCGAGGCAGGGCAATGCAAGCGATCCGCTGCCGGTCGGAATGGTTGCGACTCGCGGACGATCCGAAGCGCGTCGAACACATTTTCGCGGTCGATGCTGACGACGAGGAGGCCGAGGTTTTCTTTCGCTTCCCGTCGATCATCATGGACAACAACGGCGGGCCGGTTGCCGCTTGGAACATGGCGGCGAAGTCCAGCACCGGGCAAATCCTAGTTCAGCTTTCCGACGACTGGAAGCCGTTCCGGGGGTGGGACACGGCGATTGTTGATGCCATTGGAGACACCAGTAAGCCCACCGTTCTGGCAGTCAGCGACGGACACCGGAAAGACGACCTCCTCTGCATGGCAATCCTGACCCGCGCCCGCTACAATCAGCAGGAGCATCTATTCCACCCTGAGTTCTTCAGCATGTTTTCGGACAACTGGTTCTCGCATTGCGCCTTCCGCGACGGCGTGGTCATCGACGCCCGCGACCGGATCACTTTCGAGCATTGCCACCCGGCATTCGGGAAAGCCGAGATCGACGCGACCTATGCGCGGAGCAATGACTCCTACCACTACAAGACCGGCGAGGGCATCTTCCGCCGACTCTGCGAAGGCGTGAAGGTATCCGCCGACATTGAAGGATGGTTCGACTTCCGCGACGTTTACGACCATGTGGCGAAGACGATGCCAGACGGCGGCACTTTCGTGGAGGTTGGAAGCTGGAAAGGAAAAAGCGCAATCTATCTAGCTCACCGATTGGAAGACCTTGAGAAAAGGATTTTTTTGGAATGCGTGGATACCTTTCAAGGAGACTCCGACACGGGGAAAGAAGACATTTTTTCCGAGTTTATGGGAAACGCTCACGATTCACACGCGAAACTATCAGAGTTTCCAGCAACTTCAGCCGAGGCGTCAGAGGACTACTTAGTGGAAGAGGCTCACGGCATCTTCATCGACGCCGCGCACGATTACGAAAGCTGCAAAGCCGATATCTCAGCGTGGCTCCCCAAGGTCAAGCCGGGCGGATTTTTCGGCGGCCACGACATCGACGCGCCGGGAGTCCTGCGAGCCGTGACGGAAGCCGGGTTTGAGTGGGAACAAGTTGGCCGATGCTGGATTAAAAAACCATGAACGAACGAACGACACACGGAGGAAAAGGAGACGCGCCACGATCAGTCGGCGGCGACAAGTTCCGCAGCAACTACGACAAGATATTCAAAAAACATGAACAATCCCATCCTTTCGATTCTCACTCCAACTATCCGGGGCCGCGAAAGCCAAGTCACCGCGCTGCAAGAAAAGATCGAGTCGCAGATCGGAACGCAATACGGAGTTCCGATGGTGGAACACCTAACATTCAGTGACAACCGCGCCCGCAGCATTGGGGCGAAACGGCAGGCACTCGTTGACATCGCACGCGGTAAATACATCGCATTTTGCGACGATGACGACGACGTTTCCGGCGACTACGTTTCGCGACTACTGGCAGCAGCGGAAAGCAACGCGGACGTAATTACGTTTCGCCAGCGGGCAATCTACAACGGGCTGGAATCGGAAGTGCATTTCGGCATCAACAACCAAGACGGGCCATTTACACCGGGCGGCATCACCCTCCGCGCACCATGGCATGTATGTGCGTGGAAGCGCGAGCGGGTTGCCGATTGCCTGTTTGCCGAAAGCAACTACGGCGAGGACTTGGTTTGGTGCCATCAAGCCCGCAAGCGCATTAGAACCGGCCACCACATCGACGCCGTGCTGCACGCCTACCGTCACGATGCCGCGACTACGGCGGCTCCTGAGCTTTGACCCGCCCGCTATAGCGTGAGCATCATCGACGACTTCCTAAACGTCTCTGCCGACGAGGTTGATTCCATGTTTGGGACGAAGACCATGGTTTGCAACGGCCAGACGTTCGCGGTCGTCTGGGACGACTACAGCAGCGACAGCGACGGAGGACTAGGCGGGCTTGAACCCGAGCTTCAGGCGATGGCCACCGCGCAGCCTGGCGACGTCACCAATCCCGCCGCGCTCAAGGGCAAGCGATGCACGGTCGGTGGTGTGGCATTCCGCGTTTACGCCGTCCGCGTGGGTAACGTGGCGATCCGCTTTGACCTTTGCGACCCGAACGAAAGCAAATGATCCGATTCCAACTAGATCCGGCTTCCGTTCGCGGATTCAGAGCGAGGCTGACCGAGTTCTCAAGAGGGACCGGCAAGACGATTCAAGAGTCGATGAACCTACTCGGGAAGAGTTGCGCGAAAGAACTGGCGTCACTAGTCCCGCCCTACGGTGTTTCAGCCAAGCAAGGCGCGGCATTCCAAAAGAGCATCGCCAAGCAAATCGACCGGGCAATCCGGGCGGCCAACGTAGCGGGAACGTCTGGATCAGCAGGATTCGTTCACGCTCAAGTCAGGCGAAAAGGCCAAGTTCCCAAGGGACTAAAGACGCAAGGCCAATTCAAGCGCGATCCGATTCCGATCAAGGACAAGGTGGACTTGCTCCGCAAGAAGCAAGCGGCAGCAGGAACAGCCAAAGGGGCATGGGTTGCCGCTGGAGACGCCATTGACGGCAAGAAAATGCGCGGAATCAGCAAATGGATTCGACGCCACGCTCAGAAAAACGGCGCGGCAAGTATTAGGTCGGAAGGCATCGGCTCAACCATTTCGCTTTCCAATAATCTTCCATACATTAACGGATTACAGCCGCAATCGGTAATCGACCTTGCGCTAAAGCGGGGATACGCCCGCAACTTCCGCCACATGACGATTGTCGTCAAAAAAATACGAGGGGAAATCTAATGACCACCGACAAACTCACCAACGCGCTGATTGCACTACTTGAACCGGTTAAGCCCGACGCTTCAATCACCGTGGTTGACGCCCGCGCCATCGACGACATCGACCTGCCGACCATCGCGGTTGACGTTGGCGAGCCTGAGCGGCATTCGCTGGCGCTCCCAGGCGTCATGAAATGCCCGGTGGAAATTACCTTGCGGGCGCATTCCGGCGACGGCGAGACACGCGCAACGCTCAAGTCGTGGGCCGACACCATCGAGCGGAATATCAACGGGACAACCAACGTCGCGAGCCTCATTAGTGGGACCGGTCTAGGCGTGCAATGCGACTTTTTCCAGATGGACGGCGGCAGCACGCGATGGGAAGAGACGACCTTTGAAGCGGTGTTCACGGCTGAAGCTTGGATACAGCGCACAAGCTGAATTTGACATGGCGGCCATTTCAAATGGCTACGTCCTTTGGCACCACCACCGGCCTTTTCGGCATCGCTGCGCAGCAGACCGGATTCCTTCTCGACTCCGTTTCTGACGATTACTCGCAGGATTCAAAGACCGTTAAAAACATCTCTGGCGACGATACCGGCGAATCGTATTACAACGAGCGTATCGAAGGCACGCTTGACGGATACATTCCGTCCACTTCCGCCTTTTCCGGCACTCTCGCCAGCGCCTTGACCTTGGCGACCGCTCCCGCCGATCACCTGATTGGCGCGGTGACCGGCGGAACCTACGTCGTGACCGGACTCACCCGCTCTAGCACTTCCGAGGACTACCGGCGCATTTCTGTAAAATACAAATACAGCCCGACGATCCTAGCCTAACGGCAACCCAACAAGATGGCATTACCAAGATTTTTTGGCATCACCGGCGAAGGTGGTGCCACTACCAATACCAGAGCAGCCGCTGCGCTGATCGCCTACGATGTCCCGCTGGATGTTTCGCGGACGCTGACGACAATCAGTGGCGACGGCATCACGGGAACAAAAGTAACATGGCACCTTGCCGAGAAGAACGCACGCGGCGAGTCGTCTCTGGAAATGCTCAAGGTTTGGGACGATCAGGAATACGCGAAAGCGAATCCAGATTGCCCGATTGTCCGCATGAAAGCGGCATTCGTTCGCTACGCCGAACTTGTCCGCGACATTCAGCAGGGAACGATTCACCTGTTCGCTCCTTCGGTTCCATTCATTGAGACACACCACACGCAAACAGCGGCGGCGATGGAGCAACTCGGGCATCCGATCATCGGAGTCGCTTACGGGACGACCGGCTACAAGTTCCGATTCTCGCAATCGGCAGCGGCTGATTTTGCGTTGTGGACGCTTCCGCCTGGCGAGCTTGAGCGGCGTTTACCGGACGCTCTGATTTCTTACCTTTGGTGCGCCTTCGACAATCACCGCGTGATGGTGGATTTCATCAAGGACCGTGGCCCGCAGTTTGCCGCCGTCCAGCATCGAGGAAGAACCGCATACGTCGGCGCGGACATGAGCAAGGACCAGATCAACCAACTCGACCGGCTACTCTACCGAAAATAACAAGATGACCTCATTTCAAGCAGAACCGCCGACGATCACGATTCGCGGCAAACAAACCAAGCTCCGTCCATTTGGGCGCGGCGTCGGGCGCATCCTGGCGCAGATCGCCAACGTGGAAGACGAGAACGAAAAGGCGGGCGCTTTCGTCGTGGCCTTTGCAGCGATCTACAGCCTGGCACCTGCCGATGCCTTCGATGCCGTGAACGACGAAGCACGCTTCAACCGCGAAGTCGGGATTGCCGACATGGAGCTTTCTTCCGACGACCTCACCGCCGTTGCGGAATACATCGGAGCCGTGAACCAGCGAACCGAGGCGGCACAGGTGACAGTCGATGACTCGCCGGGAAAGCCTTAGACCGTGGCGACCCGCCGGAAGACGACGCTTTCGAGATTGACCTTTTCGCCAGTGAATACGGATGGAGCATACAATACATCATGGATTTACCGCCCGACCAGAAAGCCGAACTATTCCACGCGCTGCTCTACCGGAAAGGATTGCGGACGATCAAGAGCGGCGGCAAGCAAGACGGGCCAGTCGGCAGCCTATTGGACCGAGCGCGCGCAATCTTTGACACCAAGCAAGAGTAATGGCGCTTACTGTAAAGATCAGGGCTGATGCCAGCCACTTCAAGAAGACCATCGCGGGCGTTGAAGTCCAAGCGAGCGGTCTAAGCGGAGTGATAGGTAAGCTTGCGACTTCCAACCTTGCGTTTGGCGCAGCTCTTTCGGTTGCGGCAGCGGGCGCGGTCGCGCTTGGTGCGGGTCTTGCGTTCATTAAGGACGCATCCGGCAAGGCGGCTGGGATGGAGTCGCTGCAAGTGCAGTTCGAGGTTTTGACCAAATCCGCGAGCAAGGCGACCGAGCTTATTAAGAGCTTCCGTGACGAAGCGGTTAAGTCGCCGCTGTCGGTTCAGGATTACGCACAAGCTGGTAAGACGCTGATGGCATTTGGCATTGCCGCCGACGAGACGCTGCCGATCCTCAAAACCCTTGGCGACGTTTCCATGGGCAACGCCGAACGCTTTGGAAGCCTTGCGCTCGCCTTCGCGCAAACTCAAGCTGCCGGGCGGCTAATGGGTCAGGAAGTTCTCCAATTCGTCAACGCAGGATTCAACCCGCTTCAGGAGATTTCCCGCAAGACTGGCCGATCCATGATCGAGTTGAAGAAAGCCATGGAGGACGGCGCGATTTCCGCCGACATGGTGACTGAAGCATTCCGGTCAGCGACAGCGCAAGGCGGGCTTTTCTACGGTGCTTTGGACAAAGGCGCGACTACGACTGAGGGCAAAATTGCAAAGTTTGGCGATGCCATCATGGGGCTAAAAGTTGCATTCGGCACGGGATTTAACGACGGGCTAAAAGCCGCTCTGGATGCCACCAATTCTTTCCTCCCGCAGCTTGAGGCTAAATTTGCGCAATTTGGCCAAATGCTAGGAACCGCAATCAAGCAAGCGGTCGATGGAGATTATCAAATGCTTTCGGCGGTGGGCGAGGTGATCGGAGAGGCGATTATGGCCGGAATGCGAACAACCATTAAGGTTGGAGCGACGTCACTTCTTAGAGATGGCATTGGCGGATACGTTGGCCTTGGAGGCCATTTAATAAACGACCCAAGCATCAAGGGCGCGGGCAAGGCGATCAACGCTATGATCGGCAGCGCAATGGGGCCAAGGCCAGGAATGGCAGAAACATTACAAGGAGAGCTTCAAAGTGGAGGAATGAGTTCAGCCTTGGGCAGAGTTCAAAGCGCTAACTTAACCCCAACATGGGCGGAAGAACTTGAGAGGAATCGGAAGCTTACAGAGGAACTTGTCAGCCAAGGCAAGACCAGCATCACGGAGCTTAAAAAAGCATTTGGCGGTAAATCCCAAGTTATGTTTTCACGATGAGCACAATCCGAGGCATCAGATCATCAGACGTTCTCCCGCAACCGGGATTTACGGCAACGCGCCAAGAGAACGGCGGATACATCGGGCGACACTCGTTTGCCGTCTTGCGCACAGCGTGGGGCGGAAGCGGCGTTACCGGGCGATTCACCAAAGGCACGCCGATTACCTCGCTTGACCCCGACCTTTCCTTTTCGTGGTCATTCCTCAAAGTCGTCGAAGCTGAAATCGTCAGCGAAGAAGGCGACATCACGATTGTATCAGTGACCCTTTCCGGGGCGCAGGGAGCATCCTACGGCGAAGGCGGTGAAGCTCCCGACCCAACATACAGATTGAGCGGGCAGCTTCAGGACGCGCCATTGTCGATTCACCCGAAATGGGCCGCGCTTTCGGACATTGAAAAAGCAGGGCTTGGTTTGCTCATTCGCGGGCAAGCTGAGTATGATCTTCCGACATTCAAGGTCGGAGCCTACAGCATTGAGGACGAGGTTTTCAACGCCATCAAAACCAGCGACGGTGAAGAAATCGTCATGGATGCCGAAGACGCCAAGGAGTTCGCGCTACGCATTGCACGCGGCGAAACCACTTACTCGCGCCCGGTCATCACCTGGACCGAATCCGCGCAAGGAACCGATGGCTTAACGAACTCGCAGCTTAACAAGCTCGGCAACATCTCAACGCCACGAGGCAGCCCGCCAGAAGCAGCGGGAACGCGGGACTGGATGCTTACCAGCGCATTCCAAGAGCAGAACGGCGAGATGTTCACAACCGATCTTGAGTGGACGCTTTCCGAAAAGGGCGGGCATGACACTTTCCTTTACGAAGAACCATGACGCCAATCCGTAAAGGATCCAACCCGGTCAAGATTCCGTTCGCCATCAAGTCGAGCGATCCGACTTTTGCGGCGTGGGCTAACGAGACGCGCACGGCGATCCGGCAGCTTGAAGCGCGGATGCCGACGGCCAATGTCGGGCAAGGACCGGCAGGAGGAGGAAGCAAGCCGCCATTCTGGACGACCATTTCCCGCGTTCCCGACAGCGACCCCGCCGAGTATCAAGTCAGCGTCACGCTTGGCTATCTGAGCTACCAGAGCAACACCCCCGCAGCTCAAGCTTCCGACCTAGGAACCACCGGCTGGATCGTCCCGACTATCGCTGGCGTTTCGATGGAGTCGCCGATCCCGCAAACCGATCCGCCAACGGAGATTCCAAAGCTTCCGCTTCCGGCAAACGAGTCGTGGGTTTACCTCCGCGTTAAGACCGACTCTGACGGATTCCCGAAGGACGGCGAGGTGACAGTCGAAGCGTTCGACGAAGCGCAGGAGTCCATCCACCACATCCGCTTGTCGCCCGAAAGCGACGAGGAGGAAGGCGACTACTTCTTCCTGATCCTCAAAACCAAGGCCGACGAAAGCGACCCGCCGCGCCCGATTGCCGAAAGGCGGATCACCGGCAACCGCGAGATGCCGAACCAGTTGATTGAGATCCTCAACCTTGGTGAAGAGGGCGAGGCGGGACGGCAAGAGGTCTACAAGGGTTACGATGTGGCGCTCGACAAGCACGATGTGCGAGCTGTGCTACAGCAGCAGACCCTCGGCGTGCCAATCATTGAGCCGCTAGACCCAGGAAAGGACGCGGTCCCACCTAAACTTAATGAAGAAGGAGTTGTAATCACGCCTGGAGAACCGGCAATCCCACCCGAAAAACCGGGCGACTACATCCGCTGGAGGACGATTGCGGACCGAAGCTCTGAGGGAAGCGATGGAAATCCCCAAGTCATCGTTGAGGAAATGGAAAGCGATCAGGAAGACGAAACCGGAAGGAAGCGAAAATTTGTTAAAGTTCGCGGAAACGCCGTAAACGAAGCGCACAGCGACGTTGGATTGTTCGACATCAATGTTGTTGATGGGCTGGTCACTCTTTTTGCACCGAAAGTGCAAACAGGCAAAAACCTTAACCTTTCAATCTATTACCTCGACGTTTCAAGTTTGATTTCTGGCGGGACTTGGACATGGGCACCATCCCTAAAGCAAAAACTTTACTGGAGGAATGGGCTTTATGTCGGCAATGCTAATCCAGACGTTGGGGGAATTCCTCCAGCTGGACTCGTCGAGCAAGATCTTTTCGAGCTTACACCATAATCATTTACAATCATGGCCTCACGAAACCACGCATCAATCTACGGCCTTGTGGCCACCGAAACCGAAGCAAGCACTGGATTCACCGGCACGGTCGGGAACCAGACTCGAGCATCCATGCCGCTTGCCGATGTCGCTTACGAGATCAACATCGCCTTCGACGGCAGCGGCGACGCGGCGACGATCAACTTGGACGACGGGACCGCGACCGGCGATGTCGGAGGCGTGGCGGCAACCGGCACCATCACTTACACGGGCGCTCCAGCAGTTAACGATACAATCACGGTCAACGCCATCGTCTACACATTCAAGGCGTCGGCAGCGACCGCAACCCAGATCACCATCGGAGCGAACGTAACCGACACCGCCGCCAATACAGTCCTAAAAATAAATGCCAACGATGCCGCCGTTGACGCATTGAGCGTGGCAGGAGTGGTGACGATTGGCGCGGCCAATACTGGCACTTACGGCAACGCGATCACGCTGGCGGAATCAGCCGCGAACACGACCGTCTCAGGCGCTAACCTTTCCGGCGGCATCAACAAAGTCGTCATAACCGGCGACGGCGTGGACGCCCTGGGCGATGCTATCCCGACCTGCTCCGCAATCCACGGCGTCCAAGTGACCTGCACCAGCGGAAGCGTTACCGCAGCCATCTCGACCATCGTCAAGGACACGGTGAGCGTCTCCAACGGCTTCCAGACTTGGAGCGTGCCAGGGCGAACCGACCTACTCGAAAACCTCGTCATCACCAGCGCAGCGGTCAACACGGTCGCCAAGGTGATCGTGCGCGCTCGGGACTGATTTTGACACCACCCAAAAGCAAAGGCGGGAATCCATCCTTGCAAACGCAACCCGATTACAATAGTAAAACGCCATGGCAATCACCGCAAATTCCGCCCGCGCCTATTACGGATTGCAGGCCAACGCAGAGCCTAGCAGCGAGGGGACGACCGGGACGCTGAGCATCGGGCAGGGGGCAACCGTGACAACACTGGCAAGCGCAACAGAGGCCATTGTTCTGGGAATCGAGTTGGACACAGGCCACGATGTCGAAATTGACCTTGAGGCAATTACGGCAACGATCACGGGCGCTGGCGTCAATCAGGTCACGACTGCGACAGCGGCGGGAACAATCACGGGAAGCGGAAACGCGACAATCATCGTGACCGGCGACGACATCGCCGGAAGCCCGCTGACCGTATCAGTTGCAGTTCTCAACACCGATACAGCCGCGACATGGGCGGGCAAGGTGCGAACCGCCCTTGGTGCCGTTTCGGCGATTACCTCGCTCTACACGGTCGGCGGATCAACAACGGCAATCACACTGACCCGAACGGTTGCGCGATACAACGATTCAACTCTCAACATCAGCTTGGCGAACGGGACTTGCACGGGGATCACGGCAGCACCAACTAGCGTAGACACAACTGAAGGAGTCAACCCCGCAAAATGCTACCGGATCAGCGGAACAAGCTATTCGGGCGATAATTTTGAGGGCGCAAACTTTGCGGCTGCTCAAAACGTCTACGGATTTTGCGCAAAAGGAACAGCGGGTCCGGGACGGGCAGCCATCGTATCATCGGACGGGTTTGAGGATATAATCCACAACGGAGAAATCGTGCAGAAGCTCACATCTGACCCTGACGATGGGCTGGACACCATGCAAACCAGCGGCGGAACGCTGACCTTAACCGGTTCATCGGGATACTCCAAAACCTTAGTTACTCTGTTTTTTAGCACCTAACGCATGACACCCGCATTCTTCACCCTGCCGGAAGCTAAAACGGACAAGACATGGGACGGTCTGACCGCGTCCCTGTCATCGACCGGCACGACGTTTGATGACAATCTGGCGAGCGTGAAAATGACGTTCAAACTTGCTGGCGTGGAAAGCCTCACCCTGACCAGCGCAGCGTCACAAATCACCATCACCGACGCCAACGCCTGGCAGTTTTACGTCAATCCAATCTCCCGCCTCACCCTCGCCGCTGGAGTCCATTCGTGGGCAATCGAAACTACCAGCGATGCCACTCCCGCGAGCATCCAAGATTACATGGTCGGAACCTTAGAAGTCAAAGCCGACTCAACACCATGAGCGTCACCGCAAATCTCACGACCAACGTCGAAACGATCACGGCGACCATCGTGGTTGAGGACGAGACGATCATCGCTGAAATCAACACCGCAGCGCGTGGACCGGCTGGCGCTGATGGTAGCGGGACAAACAGTATCACCTCAGCCACGACCAGCGACGGCACTGCCGATCTCGACCTGCTCAACGTGGACACGGTCACCGCGACCGTCACCGGCACCCTCACCGCCGACCACATCCACGGCAACCTGGCCGGCAATGTTTACGGCCACATCCGCGCAGGCGAGACTCTCGCGAAAGGCGATCCCGTCTACGTCTCAGGCTCGCACGGCAGCGGCTCGTCGCTGATTCCGATCGTCTCGAAGGCTGACGCCAGCAACGCCGCGAAGATGCCCGCTGTCGGGATCATGGACGCGGGAGTGACGATCCATAATAACGGCCACATGGTCATTGTCGGCACGATCACGGAACTCAACACGGCGGGCTACACCGTCAACGCCGAACTTTACGTGGCAGCAGGCGGTGGATTCACGGCAACGCCACCATCGGCGAGAGCGCAACCGGTGGCACGCGTCGAGAGGGCCAATGCCAACAACGGCGCGGTGATCGTGAAGGTCAACGGGCTGTCGGCATCGGACGCGA